GCTTTACTAGTACAATTGGTAAAGAAGTTACTCGTAGTGTAAAGCAACGTGGCATAGGTGTATCACCAGATGAAGAGGCGGCTGCGCCACGTAAGGAGTATCCATTCTATTCTGAGGGTAAAGAACGTTTGTACCCTTGGATGAAGTTTGGTGGTCTTACTATTACAAATAAACCAGATGAAGAGGGTGAATATTTTAAACGACTAGGTTTTAGTTGGAAAAGTTTTGGTAGTCGTAGTAAAGTGCCAAGCATAAAACGCTTTGAACAAAGCATGGTAAACGGATACTTGCCTACGCTAACTGAGATCGCACAAGATCAAGAGGTAAGATTTCGTAAAGAGTACAACAATGCTAGTAGTACGGTACAAGAAACATTTACAGAAGATGAGTTCGTGACTAACAAGCTACGTCCTCTTGTTGGAACAAGGCTACGTAAATTTAAAGAAAAGATACGTGCTGGTGCTATTGCACAGGGAGATGACTACGCCAAGGCAATGACTAAGTATAGAAGGGTAACACCAGACTATCGTAGGTTAGCTACTACAGACTTTGTTGATAGGTACGGTAAGTCGCCAGACCCCCTTGAAGCAGGGGACTTGCAAAAACTTATAGCAATAGCTGACGGGTACAAAGGTGCATTTAGTCAATAAGAAAAGGGGGCAATTAAGCCCCCTCTTTTTTTGTCTATCGTTAACTTCATTACACTATCGTGTGTCTCCACTACCACCTATTGTTCCTGCCTTGTGTCTGGCTGATAGCTTCTTCTCATTCATTGCTGCTATCATACCCAGTGTCAGGTTGAGATCAGTTGCTAGTGCAGCACAGTACCATAACACATCTCCTATCTCACTAGAGATTTGTTCTCGCCAATCATCTGGCCTACCGTCTGGCCCGTCACGTATGAGTTTCTTAACCTTGTTAGCTACCTCACCTGCCTCACCTGCTAGTCCCAGTGCGGGATACATGATACGGTGTTCGTCAGGATAGATAGCAGTCTTTGCTGCCATTCGTTGATACGCATTAAAATCAGACATGTTGTACTTCTCCTTGAGGAACTGTTCTACTTCTTGTTCTAGCTTCATTATCTTTTACCCGTTTCATGTTATCGAAATAGGCTTTATCAAATCCCCTATTCCACTCACGATACTGCATCGTATCTTTATGGAATGGATTGACATGACGGTTGTACCTGAAACCATCATACCCCATATTGTACTGAACCTTTAAGGGTGCATCGTACTTTCCCAAACCACGTGACGCTCTAGTCTTCTTTATCATAGGATGATCTCCTTATATTAGTTTAATAAGTTTTGCTTGTTTGTAGGGTACGTGATAGAACTGTTCCCCGTTAGTTATGTTTCGTCCCCTTGCTTCCTTTAGTTTGTCTTCCGTTAGTAGAGAACTGTCAATACACCACGCCTTAGATAGATCACCACTAAAGATGTAGAACTTTAGGTTGCTGTGATGCTTACCTAGTAGGCGCTTCTTACGTTCAGGTATACGTATCTCTGCCCAGTGAGGCGGCCAATCACCATTCCATGCTGTCTTTACTTCTGCTTCACTGTAGTAAGTAACGTTGCCCTTTTGTGTTATAAGGTCTGCGTCATAAGACTCTGTACTATCTAACAACTCGTGACCCTCTTTGACTAAGTGACTAATGAGCGCCCTCTTAGCTACGTCATCGTACTTGCTATAAAGATTACTTGAGAATGGTTTTCTATACGCTGCGGCCATGTGTGTTACTCCGATTCTGTTTTAGTGGATAAGTTTTCTTTTAGTTTAACTAGTAGTACATTAGCTGCAGCCATCACACTTTGTAGTTGGTAGTTTAGCTGAGTCTGTACATTTTTGTTGTAGTTTATTTCTGATAGCATATTCTTTTGCAAGTCATTGAAGTCATCTGACTCATATTCAATATCGTCTAACGTTACTTTTACCATTTATATTCTCCTTTAGGTTAGTGTAAACACCTCTTACGAGATGTCTACAATTTCACATGAATCACCACTACATGCTAACGTTTGCATGGCGTTAGTGTTATCGTCTTTCTCGTGTTCCGACAGCCCAGCCCAATCAATCTTCTTAGGCATAGCCTTTAGTAACACATTGTATACATCCTTGTCCACCTCTTGATAGGGTGCTTGCTGATAACTATGATCAGAGTGTGGTAGAAATGACACACCTGACATCTCATCAAAGTGTTCGTACACAAATGCACCCACTGCCATCCACTCACTGTCCAAAACTGTACAAGTAATACTTGGTTTATGTTCGCACCAGTGGCGTTGATACATTAACCATGTCTCCAGTTGCTCAATGGCAGTCATGTCGTTACGTGTCACTGAGTTCTTAGGTGACTTAATAGGAAAGCTGAACACTGTAGTAGTGTCAGGCTTCATAACGCATGACTCATGTGGTACGCCTTGGTCTTTCATAAACTGTGTTAGTCCGTCTTTGTTGTCTCCTCTGACGGTTCTGATATAATAGTTACTGTGACGGGCATGTATTCCAGAGGCGCTGTCCACCAGTTGAGATACGGTTCCTGACGGCTTGACACAGCTAATAGCTGCCGATACAGGGATGCCCAATATACCAGCCCAATAAACGTTAGTGTCAACAGCAATCTTTTTAAGGTGTTCAAGAGTTTCACTTAGTCCTTTATTCTTTAGTGTCATCAATGGGTTATCCATTAGTCCAGTTAGTGACACACCCAATAGACGTTCTTCGTCTGTGTTCTTCTGCCATATCTTACGTAGGTATGGAAACTTTGTTAGGCTAGACTGTATAGTACCAAGGATGGTAGCCATACGTACCTTCTCTGACAGTGAGTCAAGGTCATCTGTTGCTCGTACAACTACCTCTGTTAGATTACAGAACTGATATGGTCGTAAAATTATCTCACTGCAAGGGTTAGTGCCAAACTCAAAGTTAGGGTCACGTCTACCATTCTTAGCTGCTTGTTTCTTAGATGCCTGTCGGTTGAAGATACCACGTTCACCTGACTTACTCTCTACTAATGAGATCCATTCACGCATGAATGTCTCCATGTCTGGCTTCTCTGTGTAGCATACGGAGTTGTTAGCTAACGCACGGTGTGCTGCGCCATCCCACCAGTTGCCTGACTTAGCGTGACGCATACGATCATCAGATAGATTACTCAATGAAATCATAGCACTACGGCGTACACCACCGACAACTACTACCTCACCAATCTTACACATGATGTCGTGACACTCAAGAGATGAGAGCTTACGGTTCTGTGCGTCCTTGAATGTCTTGATGACAAAGTTAAACAGGTCAACCAAAGGTGCTGAGCCTGATGCTCTACCGCCGAATGTCTTAAGCTTGGCACCTGCAGGGCGAACAAGAGACACATCCCACTTAGGTATCTCACCAGCATACAGTAGTGAGATCACTGCACGTAGAGATTTAGCCCAGCCTTCCTTGCTGTCCTTGACCACGATAGTTGTGTCACTATCAGACAACTCAGGAATATCAGGTAGTTTAGTAACTGCCTGTCGCTCTACGGAGAACCCTACACCTGTACCACACAGCAAGATAAACATAGCCTCATCAAAAGCTTTCATGTCATCTACTGGTAGGTAGGAACAGTTGTACCCAGCTGTATTGTCTCGTGCCATAGCTGGTCCAGCTGTCATCAAGGCTCTCATACTAGGCATGACATCCAATGATAGGATAGCTTGCTCAATCTCTCTGATGTATGAGCTACTACCTGCGTTAGGTAATACGATATTCTCCATGTATCTTGATACTGTCTCGCCCCAAGTCTCACGCCTTCCCTCTTTGTCCAGCCAACGTGCATAGCGTGACTTGTGTATGAATGATTGGTAGTCTGTTGGTAGATAGTTATTCATCGGTTGTCACCTGATCCCTGTAATACACCACGTTCTTTGCGGCTGTTTAGTTTTTCCATATTGATTTCAGCTATCTCTTGTAAGTCACTTCCTATATGATTAGCAGTTACTGCTATGTAATACAAGACATCACCCAACTCTAACTTTAGTCCAGCAATATCTAACTTGTTACCATCCCTTAAACTCTTTTTTAATTTCTCAGCTACTTCACCTGCCTCACCCACTAGGCCTAGTATGTTCTCTAATAACCTAGTGTCTCCTTTAGTTAGTACTAAACCTTCTGCCCATTGGCTGTATGCTGCTAGATCATTTAAGAGTGAACCATCTTCTTTATACCTATCATTGTATTCTTCTATGTCTGTCTTGTACCTAAGAGAATCTATGTCTTCTTTAGTAATCATTTATCTCTTTCCTTTACTAAGATATTCTGTACGGTAACATCGTCTATATCATAGAATGTATCCACTACAAGATCACTAACGTCATCAGTGTGTGCATCTTCATATGATCCTAGTATATTATTATTCTCATCAATGTTGATTAAGAACGTGACGCTAAAAGACCTTACCTTCATCGGTGCTTCTCCGCTAGAGCTTCATTCATTTTACCTAAGTACCATGCAGCTTTGAGCATATCTTCTGCAGGCTTCTGCTTGTAACGGTAACGATGCTGATACTTAATCATGTTGCCGTGACAGTAAGCAATGAAACCATCCAAGCCTACTACTTGCTTGATGTAATCAATACATTCTACGCCACCCATATTGTAGTGGGCAGGGCGTTCAACTGGATCAAAATTAGTCATGCTTCACCCTTTCATAATCTGCTAACTCATAGGTCATCGTTTTATCTTCTCGTACTTAAGGGGGATACGAACTAAACCTATAACATCCCCTGTTTCTTTAAGCCACCCCTCAGGTATAACCCTGTGCGACCACAGGAACCCTTGCTTGTCACACCAATTTGAGTATGTAGACTTAGCACCCTTGTAAAGCTTAGCCTTAGAGTTGCTAAATACAAGCCTGATGTCTAGCTCTGGGTGTTGCTTACGTACTTCCAAATGTTTATTTCTATCTGCAGAATCAAATAATCCCTTAGTCTCAATTAGTATACCATTGTCTAACTGAAAGTCAGGGGTGTAAGTGCGGTAGTGCAAGTCTTCCCACTCTATCTTCAGCTGCTCATAGCGAACAGCCTTCTGACACTCAGCAAGTACAAGGGAAGTATCTTTTTCAAGACCACTCCTGTACTTGCCTTTAGCGTGATACCGTTTAGTTCGCGCCATTGGCGTTAGCTTTTGCTAGAGAATGCTTTAGTTCTATTACTAGCCTATCGCCCTGTGCCTTTACACAATACAGCTGATAGTTTATATTTCCTTTGGCACTGCCATTGATCTGAATCTCCTTAAGCAACTCAGTCTGCTCCTCTGTGAAGTTCTCTGTGTCATATTCAATATCGTCTAGTGTAACCTTAGTCATGTCAGCTTATCCTTCTACGTAAGTATATTCTATTAACGGTGGTAGCTTTGACCCAGAGTATACCTTAGATGGTAGCTCCTGCAACTCAGGCCAACACTTCTTCTTATGGTCACACCATGAGCATGTCTTACACAGCTTCATGTTGCCACTTGCTTTCTTCCTAAACGTTTCTGGCTCAGGCTTAAAGCAACGCTCAAAGGGTTCATCGTTATTGATGTAATCAACTGTAGCTTTGATAGACTCCATCACCTCATCTACGTTAGCTGTCTCAGCAGTTACATATTTGAACTGCCCATTCACTTTGTTAATCACCCACCACCCACCAACGTCTTTGTTAGCAGCTACAGCGTAGCCTATAAGCTGGGATACATAGCCAAAGTCATCTGCATAGGCTAACGAATCATAGCTGGCAAACTTGTTGTCGTAACCGTAGGGTGTAGTAGATTTAACATCGTCTACCTTACCATCCAACACCATGTCATACTCGCCATTGATAGACGCATCACCTACCTTTAGGGTAACCTTATCGTTGTCACCAAAGTCAACGCCAGCTGCACGTAGTACCCCTTTGAACATAGCCTCAGTCCAATCACCCATCAACATGTTCAACATGAATGATGTAGGCTTCTGAACGTCAGTGTCTGGGTTGTTCTTAGAGAACCACAGCTGGCATCTAGGCCGCCCAATGTTAGACATACGTAAACGAAACTCATCCCGTGGGCCACCATTGAACTGCTTGTTGAGAGCAGCAGCCACATCAGTGGCTACTCCTTGTATTATCTCATCACTCATACTTGCTGTGCCGTTAATAGCTGACCTCAAGTATGCGTGTACTGATAGTTCAGCAGGGTGGATCATATGTCGAACTCTCGTACTTCAACAATAGAGCCAACGATCTTTGCATCAGCCGCTGAGAGGCTACCAGTTGCCGCCTCGTTGTGCTTACCATCAATCCACCTGTTAGTACCACCAATCCAATCAATGAAGTCTTGAAGTATCTGACTGTCTCCTACACCGTAGGCTACCTGCTCACCTAGTGCAGGCACAATGATAGCATACTTACCACCAGAAGGTAGGTCACGCTTAGCACTACCTAACTTAAGGGTATGCTCAACAGGTGTAAGCTTCTTGTTGACGATCTGATTGATAGATGCATCAATAGCTTTCATTGACTCAGTATTCTTCACATCCATTACGAATGGTATCTCTGCCTCAAGTCCTGAGATAGCATTGCCCATGTCATCAGTAGGCTTATCCAAGGTGAGTACACCAAGCAGTACACGCACACGCTTAACGCCACGGATGATTGTCTTCATCTCCTCAGGTAGTGACTGAAAGTCTTTGATGTACCCTGATGGTCGGCCAAGGTTAAACTTACCTGTAGTATCCTTTAGGTCTGCATTAAGGTTAGATGCTAGTAATGTCTTATGCATAGTCTTAGTATCTGAGTCCCATCGTTGCCACTGGTGGCGCTGTGAGAAGATACGTGTGGATAGTGTCTTACTAAACACAACTTCTCCATCAGGTAACGTTACCTTGTAAGCTCCTACTGGAACCTTGATGATGTCATCCCCTTCACTATCAGTTACAGTTAAGGCAGAGTGTACTTGGTTTACTCGTGCCAAGGTTGACTGTGACGATGCGCCACCACCACCAGTACTGATACCCATTGCCTCTGAAAGTGACATGCCATCTACGGAAAGTGCTATATCTGTGCTCATATTTATAATCCTTTATATATGATATTGGTTAAGAGAGGCTAGTTATAACCTCATACGTCATGTGTGTCAAGCCAATTAGGGCCAATCTTTGCCTCTAATAATAGAGGTACATTCATCTTGACTTTGTAGTTGTCATAGATGATTTGGTTCAAGTCCATGTTCATAGAGTTGATGATCTCTATCACTTGATCTGTCTCGTAGGGATGTATGTCTATGACCATTGAGTCATGCACACTGTTGACCAGAGTAGAGCGCATAGGCATGAGCCTATTCTCTAGCTCCACCAGCACTACAGGTACAACATCTCCTGTTGCGAACCCCTGTACTGGGTAGTTTTTAATCATGGTAAAGTTTGTTGGTAAACCATTAGGCCTCCTTTCTGTTCCGGGGAAGGCATACTGCCTGCCACCTACGTTAGTAATCTTTTGATACCGCACTGCCTCATTGCCTAGCTTCTTGTGCCAAGCTGCAATGCCTTCATACTTCTCAATGAAGTGATGGTAGTACGATGCCTCTGAAGGCGTGCGCCCATAGCCAGTAGCGCCGAACAGGGGTGCGAAGGTGTGCTCCTTAGCTTCCTGTCTGGTAGTTGCCTGTCCTGCATCACTGATAACCTTAGCTGTGTAACTGTGTACGTCAAAGCCTGATGCAATCTCAGCCATAGCAACAGCATCTTGAGCTAAGAAGGCTGCGACACGAAATTCAAGCTGAGCAAAATCACACTCACATATGTGACCACCTTCCCACCTAGATATAAACACCTTCTTCACTGGGAATGTACCA